TGTTACTGAAGACGAACCTGATGTCAAGGAAAAGGTGTTGCCGTTGAATGAGTAGATGCTTCTTCCTATCAGCAGCGACAAATCTTCCTTTAGTTTCAACCACAATACCATTAGGTAAGATGAAGTCTGGTGTATAGGTTCGATCTTCTTCTACACGATACTTGATCTTTGTGGTTTCATACTCTGCCTTAACACCAGCCTCTTCAAGCTGCTTGGCTACCTTTACTTCTAGACCTGATCTATACCCTTTTGCTCTGGCGGCTTCCACATTTGACCTTCTTCTCGTCGCAACCACAGCAACCTCCCACTCTTTAGGACTTCTTCACTATTACCCTCATACGCCTTAAGACAGGTCTGGTATAGGTCTTGCTCAGTCTTGCAGTCAACAAAGAGTTTAGCTGCTTTAGCTGGACCAATGCCACGAACACCTTTGATGTTATCTGAGACATCCCCCACAAGGATTTGAGTATAGAAGTTGACAGATGCTTGCCATTCATCTGACTGATGCCAAGTCTGCTTCTGATAGTTGTAGATCAGACATGGCAGTTGCTTGAAGTCTTTGTCGATAGAGACAATGATAACATTATCAAAGCCTAGTTTTGTGGCTTCAATAGCAATAGCGTCATCTGCCTCTTGCCCATCCACCACAATAGCACCCCAGTTATCAATCAGATACTGACGAGCGAACTTATGGTAGATGGGCTTCTCCTTTGGGCGCTGTGCCTTGTAGATGTCTGACAATTCATGCCTGAAGTTACCTGTTCCAGTCAGATAGCCCTGATACTCACAAGGAACCTCTGTAGCATCAAGAATACTATTCATAATGCTGTTCAGCTTCTCTACCACACCAGAGATTGTATCACCTTCTGCGGAGTAACAAGCATGATATGACAAAATGTCCATATCTATTAGTAACTTCATTCACCACCCTCTAGCACATAGATGTCTTTGAGATGCTGTTCAAACTCTTTCTTTGTAGTGTAGAACTTCAAGACCTTGGTAAAGGCTTTACGCAACTCAGCTTTGTTTTCAGGTGTCTCATGGATGTCCCACTCTGGGTTGGCAAGGTCTTTTAGGTGGTCAACCATTTCAAAGCGAATAAGGTCATCCACAACATCGTAGTAGAAGCCAAGGTTTCCATCTCGTTCAAGCAGCACTTTCAGTGCAGCAATTTTCATTTAGTTTCTCCCAATAGACCAAAGACAGTAGGAAAGGCTGGCAGCAAGGCTTCCTTGATCTTACGGGCAAGGACAACGTGTTCCCATTGCGTAACACCTTCGTCATCACGAACATCAAGATAGTGAATCCAAGAACGTAGTGTGCCATTGACGTATAGGCGAGACATTGTAAGTCCTTCGGGAAGGATTACACGAGCACACTCCTTAGCCACATCAAAGCCTTCACGCATCCACTTATACGTCTCTTGGGCTTGTGCAGCAACATCGTTTGCCCATTGCGTCATGTTCTCTGCATTTTGAGAACGGAGATCAAAAGGCACACTATTCTGACGGTTCTTACGATCTTGTTTACGAAACTCACGTTCAGTAAATTCAATCTGATCAGAGTATCGTTGACTGAACTCTTGGATACCCCCTTGACTAGTATCAAAACCCTTCTCTTCTTTGACAATATCACCCTCAATAGTAAACAGGCTACCGTGTCGGGTAAACTGACGGGTGATATCTCGTGGTGCTTTGATTTCAACCACTGCATTAACCATTTGGAAGATTGACCAATGTTTGTGTTTGGCACAATAATCAAAGAGGTTTTTATATTCAGGGTTGGTTTGATTTTCAGGGTTAGAAAGCCTTGCAATGTATGCTACAAGTGCTTCAGGCCCACTGACCTCCACCTCAATAGTTGGTTGGGTGAGGGCCACAAGTTTAGCGTTGATTGTTGTCATTCAGTCCAAGCCTCTTCGCCATTGGTCTTAACTACACCAAGTTTCTCAACGTAGGTATATCCCACAGCTTGTAAGAAGTTTAACAACATATCCATTACGTCTGGTAGATAGTCCAGATCATCATGTGTGATACCAATCATACGCTTTTCATCTTCACAGATTAGGGTAAACTTCATGTTGCTTCCTCTTTGATTACTTTAAGTAGTTGGTTGAAGGCGTCATTCATCTCACCTTTTAGGGCAAGTTGCGTAAAGACTACGCCATTTTTAGTCTTATGTCTGATATAGAAAAGGCCATCATCTTTAAAGTAGGTAACTTTAAATTTAAGGGCCATATGCCTCTCAACCATTATGCTGCTTCCTCTTCACGGGTATAGACCAAGTGGTCAACAATCTTAATCTTAGTCAATGTAGTGCGGCAGATGTTAGTACCATCTTTACCCTTGAACGAGGTCAGAAGGTTGGTCACTTCTGCGATGGAACCATTACCAATTAGACCATCAACGTCAGCATCCCAGACAGCACCAGAAGCATTGACGACTTTCGGTGGTCCACCAGCTTTCTCAATGATAACACCATCATCAGTCTTAACAAGATGCTTACGTTCAAACTTGACAGCAATCACACCATCCATCAAACGCTTTCCAATAGGCTTTTTCTGAGAACCAGCCTTCTTCAACTTCTCGAACTGTGCTTTGTCTAAGACTTGGGTCAAAGTGTAAGCGCCTTCGCATTCGGCGTATACTCCTTCGTATCCCTGCATATCCCGATTGTCTTCAAAGATACGCGCCCATTCAATCGGTCCAACGGTCGTAACTTCGGTATATTTAGTCATTTTTCTCTGTATTCCTATGATATTATCTAACCCTTGTGGTTAGAATGTTGTCGGGATTTTAGTAGTCTAGCAAGTGTTGCTCCCGCCAGAAAGTATGATATAGGTGTTGGTCATGCCCATGTCAAGGGGTTATGTCATTTATTTTTGCAAATTCTCCAAAATATTCTAGGGCTGCTTTGTTATAAGCTAATGCAGCTTCTTCTTCGTCTGGGTAGTAACCAAGGAAGATATTTTTATAGTTTAACATTACCATAGCTACCCAAAAACTATGTTTTTTATCCCAAGAAACACCTTTGTATTTAGAAGTCCCACCTTTACGAATCTTTTGATTAGCTTGGTTTTCAAAATTTGTTGCTTCCCTAAGATTTAAAACACGGTTATCATCCCTAAAATTGTTAATGTGATCAATCTGATTCTTAGGCCATACACCGTAATAAAGAAACCATGCTAGACGGTGTGCCTTATGTTGCTTCAGAATACCCTTAATCTTATAACTTATCCTAATATAACCTACGGTCTTGTCAAGATTACCCGCTGGTCTATCAAAGGGTCTACCCCGAAAGCGTTTAGTCCACCATAAGTGTCCCGTATCGGGATCATACCGAAGATTTTCTTTGATAAAATCCTCTTCTTCTTTCGTAACTTCTCTTGCATTAACCATCAGTGAACCTTTCCGTAATCACTACCAAACTGGACATCTACATCCAGTAGCACATTGAGTTTGAGTTTCTTATTAACATAGCCAATCGCATCCTTGAGGATTTCCTTAGCCATATGCTCTTCACCCTTCTTTACAGGCACACCCTGTTCATCGTGGAACTGGAATGCCACAGAAAGCCCAAGCATCCTAGTAAACTGTAACCAAGTGTCAAAGCAATACACGCCAGTGCTTTGGTTAAGAGTACTGAACGTATCCTTGTCAGAGCGAAGATTATGCCAAAACCCAGATACAGGGTTCTGTAACCACATAGTGCCACCAACAATCTTGATCTTCTGTGTCTCAGATACCCGCTTGATAGACCAGTTACGTTTCCAGTAGGCTTCAATCAAGGCTTCTGCTTCTTTGACAGGGATGTCTAAACCCCTAGCCAATTTAGCTTTACCTACCCCATAGATACAGGAGTAGTTAGCAGCCTTGAATTTCTTACGGAGGGGCTTCAAGTTAAGTTTCCCTTCGTTGTATTGGTCGATCTGGTCTTGAGTTACAGCACCAGCAAACAAAGCAAGATTGAGGTGGGGGTCAAAACCCTCTTGAGACATTTCGTTGACATACTTTGGGTCCAGAGGCTTCATGTAGTGCCGCTTAGTCGTGTCTTCTAGGCTAACCATGTCACTACCAGCCCAGACATAACCTTCTGGTGGTAGCAAGCATCCACGGACTTCCTTTCCCCAAGGCTTGTCTACGCTAGGTAGGTTGACCAGTGGCTTAGAATGCTTGAACCGCAGAGTATTAGTCAGTCCAGCAATCTCTGCCTTCAACCAACCATCTTTGTGGCATTCTAGGAATGACTTAAAGATAGCTAGTCGATGGCTGATAACTGTCAGACCTTCCAAAATTCCCACGGCAGGGTCTTTGTCGATCAGGTCAGTCACACTCTCACAGAGTTCGCCTTCATCACGAACCTGTGGGATCATGCGTTCTTTCCCTGTAGCCTTGTCTTTGACATATTTGAAGGTCTTAGGCTTCCAGCCAAGATTAAGTAGCCACTCCTTGACCTGATCAGAACTGTTAGGGTTGCCGTCTTCAATCTTGTCTAGAACATTGACCATTCCCTTAGTGGTGTGTGGCAGTTTGAGCATGACTAGAGTATCCAACCATTTCTTTCCTGCCACAGACAAAGAACCATCCTTCTTGTATAGATTAGCTGGCTCCTTTAGTTCCTTGTAGATAGGCTTCTTAGGCATGGCCTTAGCAAGTTCTACAGTCTTCTCTTCTTTCTGCTGTAGCAGAGTATCATAGGACTTCTGGCACAGGTCTAGGTCAAGACGAACCTTAACCAATTCCTGTTCTCGTGCAGTGTCCATCTTAAAGCCAAGATAGTCTATAAATAGATGAGTTTTTTCCTCGCTACCATACAGCTTGAGCATCTTTGCTTCTAGGTCTTTCCAGAGAC